AAACCGTACCCTTCCTGGGTGCCCCACACCAAGAACCCTGTAGCCTCCTCCGCCACCACGATAGTACGCACGTCATAGTTGCTGCTGAGCGCCGGGAACCCTACCCCAGCAGCCACGGCGAACCCGTCCACGATGGAAAGCCCGGTCAGCCGTGGCGAAACCGCCACAACAGTATCGCCCAAGTCCGCCACAGAGACATCGCGCTCGAAGTCGGGCGTGTAGTACTGGTTCACCAGCCGCATCCGAAACGCCCCAGACTCCCACTTGATGAGGCCGCTGCCAAACCGCTGCCTGGCAATGGCGTAGAGCGAATTGGCCGCGCCCGTCACAGCCCACTCCTAGTCAGCCGGCGCTGCGTGGCGAAGTTCGGAAACCGCCACACCCCCTGCCCATGCACGTAATGCTGGTCAGCCGCCGCGCGCTCCCTGGCCAAGTGCGCCATGGCTTCCCGACCCGCCAACAGCGCCACCTTGTCGCTCGTCCACGGCTTGTTGGGCTGCGCCGCAAGCGCCGCCTGGCAATAAGCCAAAAGCGCAGAGAAGTGCCGCCCGACCATGGCGTCATCCAGCCCCTCCAAGGCGGTAGGGCGCAGCGCCACTGTCAAATACAGCGGGTTTGTGTCGTCCGAGACGCTGGGGCGCACCGTGACCGTGCCGGGTATATCCCCATCCACCGTCAGAGGGTCGCCCTCAACAATATCCGTCCGCCACGCAGTCTGGTTGACATTGCCGATGCAACGGCCTTTGTACGTGCCTCCGAAAATGTGGCACACTTCCGACCCGGCGGGGACTGGCACCGGGTAAGTCACGGCGGGGGCGGCGAGGTTCATATACACCTCCAAAACCGCCCGCCACGCCAAGGACTGCGTATAGAAATTGTGCGCGGCGTTCAGCAGTTCCAATTGCAGCCCAGATGCGGACACCCCGGCGTTACGCACCATGAGCGTGTCCAGTAGCCGCTTGAGATACGGACCTTCGTGCGCGGGGTCCATCAGCCACCCCCTCTCAAGTCCGTGATGAACTTGTTCATGAGCGCCACCGCTCGCCCATCCTGAGCGAACTCATCGTCACTCAATTCAGCGCGCCCCGCCATGAAATACACGAACGATGGAGCGAATTGCCACTCCAAAGGAAACTCTTTGGCGGCGTCCCCAGGTCCGTACATAGGGGGCGTGCCGTCTCTGAGCGACGGCAAGAACAAGTCAGGCCGAACCATGCGCGCGGAGGCGAGCGCGGTGTTCAAGTGAGAGTACAAATCTGCATCCGAGTAGCGGTACGGCACTACACGGTCTTGCAGAATACCCCGTGCGTCGTTCACTAAATCGCCTAGCGTGCGCGACATGACCCCCTCCGTAGATAGGCCGAGAGCTAAACTCTCGGCCTATCCAGTTTTAGGCAAAACTGCCGTTAGGGAGCAGGAGTCACCTTCGCGCCGACAATATCCACGCCAGACAGCACCTTGGACCCCCACACTTGCAGCCCACGGAAGATGGTGCCGAAGGTGTGCTCGGAGCGCAGGGTTTCGACCTTGGTGAACTGGCTGGCGAACGCCAGTCCAGTCTTGACCCCGCCGATCACGTCCGTAACGCCAGACGCGACAGGCAGCAGGTTGGACGAATAGATGGTCCAACGGTCAATCATGCCCAGCCGCCCGTTGCGGATCGCCGACACGCCGTCGCCGGTGAGCGAAGCGTCCTTGAGGTCCGACAGCTTGAGCCGCGCCGCCATCCACGCTGGGATGACCACCCACCGCCCTACATCCGGCACGTTCTGCTCGTCCAGGACCTGCGCCATATTGACCAAGAGGTCAATGACATTCGTCTTGTCCACCGCAACCGGGGTGCCTGCGGTGCCAAGATTGATGTTGCCAGAGATGGCCCCCGCCGTCGCGCCCTTGTTGGCAGCGGCGATGCCAGCGTAAATCGTAGCAAGCACGGACTGGTCAATGCTGATCCGCATCCGGTTCGCCGCGTCATCAGCCCACATGTTCAGCAGGTTGAGGTCGGACTGCACGGCCATCACATCATCAAGGATAAGCGCGAAGTAGTTACCCTTGTCGATGGTCAGCGTAACCATGCTGGAGCTAGGGCGCTCCAGCGTAAGCGCCTGGTTGGCGTCGTAGGAACGGATCGTGATATCCGGCTTTTGCCGGATATGCACCGTATCGCCCAGGTCGGAAATCTCGCCCTGGTAGTCCGTGTTGGCGATGGCCGCAAGGACTGTCTGCTGGTAGTACTTTTGCACCAGCTTTGCCGACCACACCTCGGGAATGAACACCCCGGCATAGGCCGGGCTGGGGTTCGGGGGGCCATACGGCGAAGCCGCAACAGGATAAGCCATGGAAGTACCTCATGTGCAGGGGGGACGACCCGCCCCTGCACACGCAGAGGCGGCTACGCGGGGCGGTACCTTCCTTCCGAAGCCGCCTTCAGGATATCCTGCTCCAGCCGCCGCCACTCATCGCCGCGATTGGCGGCGATATACTTATCATGCTCAGCGTAATGGCGCCGGATAGCCGCTGGCGTCCATATCCGAGCTTCCTCCCGGCTTGGCAGCCCTCCAGGGCGCGAAGCGGGGACCCCACGTCCGGGCGCCGCAAACGCTTCCAAGGACCTCTCTGGCCGCGCCGCGCCAGACTCCTGGGGGGGCGCGCCAGACGGTGCTTGCAGCGGCGGGGCACCAGCCGCGTGCTCGGCGGAGAAGGCCCGCAGATGCGCTACAATAACAGGCGTATCAAAGTTTTCAAGTGCTACGCGCAGCGCGGCAATCCGAGGGCGCCCGGTCATGGGGTCTATCTCGTTCTCCCACCGGCTAAACTCCTCAGATGTATTGATTTCCATCCAGTCAGGCACTTGCGCGCTCAACTCTGCGTACATTGCCGCGCGGCGCTGTTCTGTAGTCCGGGTCTCAAGGGTAGCCGCCATTTCCCGCGCCTGGCGGGCTTCCCGCCGTGCCTCTTCCACCCCGGCACGCGCCATCTCTTCACGCGCCGCCCGGCGCACGACATCCAGCAAATCCGCGCCGAACGCCTCCTCGTCCTGGGGAGTAACTAGTCCAAGTGTACGCCCAGCTGCCGACGCGGGCGCAGCCTCCTCTTCTTTGCGTGCCGCGAGTGCCTGCTCCAGCCCGGCAATACGAGCCTCAGCCTGCGCCAGCCGCTCCATAGCTGACGCCAGCCTCCCTTGAGACGCACGATACCTGGACTCCCAATCGACATGATCCGGCGCCGGCTGCTTCTGCGTTGGCTGCTGCTGGGGTTCCTGAGCCGCCGGTTCCTGCGGTGCCTCTGGCGGAGCCTCCTGCGGGGGTTCCTGCGGGGTCTCTGGCGGAGCCTCCTGCGGGGGTTCCTGCGGCGCTCCTGTGCCATATACGGCAGCATATAGCTCATCCGCCCGCGCCGCCGCCGCAGTTACTGCCGGCGGAATAGTCGCCTCGACCGCGCCCGCACCACTCATATTTTAGCTCCTTCCCACTCCGTAAAAGCACTCGCTCCCCGCGCCCCAGAGATTAATCAAGAGCTTGGTCTAAAGCCGTCTTGAACTCTTGCAGCGCATGCGCCCGGCCTTGATGGAACTCAAGCCGGTCTGTAGCGGTCAGCAGGACGCGAGCCGCCGCAGCGCACATGTTGTCCCACTCGGCGCGCGCCACGGCGAACGCCTCAGGGTTCGCCGCTTTAAGCGCACGGATCGCCGTTACTGCGCGGCTAGAAAACGCCAAGTGCGCGCCACAAAGAATCACCGCCTGGCGACCGCGCGGTCTTGGAGTAATTGTTCATCATACGAAGCATTACCCCATTGCCGTGCAGGTCGGACGCGGGAGTGAACTCCAGCCCGTTAGGCTGCACGTCCACTTTGAGGACGCGAGGCGTAACCGCAGGAGCGGTGCACCGCTCTCCCTTTGTCTGCGAGCACGCCCCGGCAAACCCATAACGCGGGTCCATGGCCATGGCCTACCTTACGCCTTGGGCGGCATCGGCCCCTGCATCGGGTTGAAATCCAGCGGGTACGACTGCGCCGCGCTCTTGGGATAGGACCGCCCGTCGTCGGACGCATTGTTCCACCCCGGCGGCGTGCTCGGCTTGCTGCCATGCTGGCTCTCGACCGACTTGTCTTCAGGCTGCTTCATGAAAACCCCCTATGCTGGGTGTGTGACGCGCTATCTTACCTGGAAGCGCCCGGCTGTATCAAGTTCGTGTTCATCCCCGCCGCCTGCAAAGGCGGCGGCTGGCTCCCCTGCGCCTGCGCCCCCGCCCGCGCCAAGTCTGGGACCGGCAGGGGCTTACCCCCCTGCGCCGCGACAGATTGCGCTTCCTGCGCAGCCATGTCCAGGCGCTTCTGCTGCTCAACAAGCTCGTCGTCCGTCGGGACGATCTTGTCCCCCGGCAGCCCCAAGTCTTCCGCCACCGCCCGCAGCACCGCCGCCCTGCCCCGCACCCCAAGAAGCGGCGCGTCGATAGGGTTGGCGGTGATCTGCAAGAACTCCAACTGCCGCCGGCGCTCCGCCTCTTTGGCCACCGCCACATTCACCCCCTGCACCTCTATCGACTCATCCCCGCGCAGCAGCCCGCTCGGGTCAGTCAGCATCACCATGTCATAGAGCATCTGGAGGGTGGGATAGATAATGTCCCGGTCGATATTGGCCGCCACCATCTGAAGCGCCTTCGAGGCGTTCCCCATCAACATGGCCAACCCGGACGCCGTGCGGCCAGCGTTGCCGGGGTTGCCGGACCCCGCGATGTAGCGCGGAATCGCCGACAAGTCGTCCGCCAGAAGGCTGAAAGCGTTAAAAACCTGTAAAAGCTCCCCGGCGTTGGACTGCGGCTGAAAGAACTCCATCGGAGGGCGGGTGCCGCCGAACGGGTCGGACACCATCCGCCACCGCTTCCACGGAAACAACTCGTCCACGGTCTCTCCAGGGGCAACCCGGTCCATATTGATCGCCACTTGCGGCCCGGAACTGATCGCCACGTTGTTCACCAAGGCACGCAGCGTCGCGTTGCACACGTCCTGGAGGTCGGAAATGATGTCCGGCACCCCGTTGCCGATCAAAGACCCAGGCACTTTCTCGAAGCTGGTCATATAATAAGGCACGCGCTTGCGCGGAGACGGCGCCAACTGGCACTTGATCACGTATTTGCCGATCATCCATGCCTGCACGTAGTAGTCGCGCATGGGTTCGGTTATCTGCGAGGGCCGCATGCCCCACTCAAGGAGCATGCGCCCCTGCACCGGCCCGCAGAACACAACCCCGTCGATGAACCCGGACTGATTGAATGTGGGGTCCTCCTTGTTCTCCAGCACCGCGCGCTCGCTGTCGATAGGAGAGGAGAAGTCCGTAAGCCCGCTAGTGCCGTATTCGTCCAGCACACGGAGGCAAGCGTCGCGGTTGTACCCCGGCAAGTCCATGATATCGTTGATGTCCGCGCGGGAAAACCGCAGCTTCTCTATGGTCGCCCCGTCCTCCAGGGACTCCACCCCAGGCGTGAAGTAAAAGTCGAACGGCGAGACCCGGCGCCAGAACATGCGGGGGGTCATGGTGACTGCCATCTCCCCGTTCCGCCACGCTATGGACGGCACCATCCGCACCTCCGGGCCAGCCATCACCGCGAAGGGGAAAATGGGCAAGTCGATCAGCACCTCCGCCAGGGCGTCGTAGAACCGTCCCTCCACGAGGATGTCGTCCAACTTGTCCTGCGCGGCCTTGGCCGCCGCCTCCGCCTGCTTCAACGCGGCCTTGCGCGCCGCCTCCATAAGGCTGCGCTGCCGGTCCCGCACTTGCGCCTCCGACGGCGCCTGCCCCGCCGACAAGAGGGTGCTGACCTCGGTGCCCACCAGGGCGTTGACCGCCGACGTCACGGAGTCGGGCAGCCGGGGGTCGGGCGTAGGCTTCAATGACCACGACCGCTGGGGGCCAAGATACACGTCCCGCAGCATGGAAGTCGCCCCACGGCATTTCGCCGCTGTGATGCGCGCATATACCTCGGACCCGCCAAACCTGCGAATGTCGTGCAACTTCTGCGCGTCGTACTCCCCGTTGAACGCCCGCATGGCATATAGGAGCCGATGGTCCCAGCCGGACGACGACGTGCGGTGCGCCGACATCATCTCGTACTGCCGGCGTATGTACGCGGCCAGGTCGGTCTGCACCTGCTGCGTGATGACGGGAGCCGTCAACGCCGCCTGCGCCTTCTCGAACTCGGAGACCTGCGTGGGGGTCGCCACCTGGATAAGCCCAGGGCGGAGAGGGGGCGGAGACTGCGGCACGGTAAGGGCGTCGGACATTGAGTTCTCGCCTCGTCTGCACGTATAGTATGAACAGGCACGTCAGGATAGCACATGACAGCGGAAGACGTACTACTCGGCCTCGCAAATGACATAGCCGCTGCGATCTTGCCCCTGGAAGACATATTGCAGCGCCACGGCCTGACCCCAGCCGAGTATGACACAATAACGCGCGACCCCAGGTTCCTGCGGCTGCTCCAGTCCGCCGTGGCGGAGTGGACCTCGGTCAACAACACCACCCAGCGGGTAAGAATAAAATCCCAAGTAGCGGTGGAAATGGCCCTGCCGGACCTGTACAGGACCGTGACCGACCCGTCCATCCCGCTCCATCACCGCGCGGCCATGCTGCGCATGCTGGCGAGCCTGGGCAAGCTGATCGACACGGGCGGGGAGCCAGCGAACACGGGCAACCGGGGGCAAGAGTTCTCCATCTCCATCACCATAAACGGCGCCACCAAGCGGTTCGACGGGTTCAACCCGCCCCCGACGATAGACGCTGAGGCGGACACCGCCGCCACCCCCGCGCTCACAGAGCAATAGCCGTGCCTGACGCGCTCAATTACGTAGCTCCCCCGACCATCGCCCGCATGATGGCGTCCAGCGCCAGGGCGCGCTTCATCGTAGGGCCGCTCGGCTCCGGCAAGACCATGGGGTGCATCGTCGAGTTGCTGCGCCGCGCCCTTGAACAGGCCCCTGACCGGCAAGGCATACGCCCAACCCGGTTTGTCATCATCCGCAACACCATGGCGCAACTGCGTGCCACCGTGCTGGCGGACGTGCGGAGCTATCTCGGCCCCATCCTCCGCTACCGCGTCACCGACACGGCCTTGCAGTTCCGCATACCGTTGCCGGACGGCACCTCCGTCGAGTCCGACTGGCTACTCATCCCGCTGGAGACCCAGGAAGACACGAGGCGCCTGCTGTCACTGCAACTCACCGGCGGCTGGATCGAGGAGTTCCGCGAAGTGCCGTTTCAGATTGTAGCTCCCCTGCTTGGCCGTGTCGGGCGCTACCCGCAACTGGCCAGGGTAGCCCCCTCGTGGAGCGGAATCATAGGGTCCTCCAACCCCTACGCCGTCGGCTCCGAGTGGCACGAGGCGCTGGAAGTCACCCCCCGCGACAACTGGGCACTGTTCCGGCAGCCCAGCGGTCTGTCCCCAGACGCGGAAAACATCGAAAACCTCCCCCCCAACTACTACAAGAATCTCGCGGAAGAGAACTCGGAGGAGTGGGTCGCCGTGCACGTGCACGCCCGCAACGGCGAGTCCCTGGCCGGCCAGGCCGTGTTTCGCACCTCCTTCGTCCCGGACGCCCATCTCGTGGACACCCTGGAGCCGCAACGAGGCCGCGCGCTGGTCATCGGCCTTGATTTCGGGCGCACCCCAGCCGCCGTCCTATTGCAGACCGACGCCCACGGGCGAATACTCGTCCTGGAGGAGATCACCTCGACCGACATGGGCCTACAGCAATTCTTGCAGACCAAACTGCGCCCCATCGTCTCCGGCGAGCGATACGCCATGTGCCAGGTCGTCGTGTCGTTCGACCCCAGCGGCGTCACCAAGAGTCAGATCAACGAGATGAGTTGCTGGGACGTGCTGAAGGCCGAAGGCTGGGTCTCCTACCCCGCCCCCACCAATGACATCCCACCCCGCCTGCGCGCCATAGAGCGGGAACTGCTGGCCACGCGGGTGGTGACGGACTCCGAGACCGGCAAGTCGCGGCAGACCCCCGCCCTGCTCATCTCCCGCCACCACTGCCCCACGCTGGTCAAGGCGTTCATGGGCGACTACAAATACAAGCGCCGCAGGGACCAAAGCCTGGAGGAGACCCCCGACAAGAACCACCCCTACTCGGACGTCATGGACGCCTGCGGGTATGGCATCATGGGGCTGTCCGCCGGGGTCGTGGGCCGCGTCATGACCCAACTGGCCGCCGCCCAGACCAAGCGTGCCCCCGTCCCAGCCACCGCCTGGACCTAGACCCCGGCGTCACGGCAGCCTGCGGAACACCGTCATGACGCGGAAGCGATGGTTAGTGGACTTCACCATGCCCACGACCGCCTCCATGGCGAATGTATCCTTCTTGTACATGGGCAGCACCTGATCGAGCCACACCACATGCGCCCCGGCGGGCAGCCGGCGCAGGGCACGCATCACCAGAGTCCGCCGGACCATCGTCGTCCTATAGTGCTCCGCGTCCTCCACGCTGTAGGGCGGGTCGGCGAGCACGAGGTCGTAGTTCTCCAGCGGCACGCGCTTCAGGTCTTGAGCGTCGTCCACATAGGTAGGCTCCAGCGCGGGGTCGATGTCCACCGTGTCGCCAGGGAGCGCCACCAGGTCAACGCGGCCACTGAACAAGTGCAGCACCTTCCGCTTGTCCGGGAACAACGCCGCCACCCGCCGCAGATACCCCGCCGGATAGCCGCCGTAATAGGACGAGCGGACCCGGTAGTCATTGCCCATGATCCACGTGCCCACCACCCGGCCATCCTCCGCCACGAACAGCGACCGAGGGAACGACGTCACCCGCACATAGTTGGCGATACGCTCTTCCCACGTCATCATGACTTCACCCCGCCGGCCACACGGCCTTCGGCAAGGTGCTCATGCGCCTCACTGCGTTCAGGAAGTGAGAATACATGACGCGCGCCCAGGGCGGCAGGTCGTCCCACGCCTCCGGGACCTCCGCACCGAGCAGCGGTGCCAAAGACAACGGCGCCGCCTCGCCCACGCGCCTCACATACGCATAGTAACTGAACGCCGTCGTGTGCACGTCCAGCGGGTCCTGCTCATAGGGCGCGTCCTGCTCCGGCTGCCAGTCATTGTTTGGGGAGCGGTTCAGCCGGCGGATTTCCGCCACGACGCGCTCCTTGCCGGCGGCGGACAACTGACCCCACGGGGGCAGTTGATCCAGAAACAAAGACTGCTGGCTCGTGTAGCGCCGGGAGGCTAGGCCGCGCGCCGCTTGCGCCACGCGCTCTTCCTCGACGCCGACGCGCAGCACGTCGCGCACGAACTCATACGCGCACTGGGCCACCTGGTAGTCGGTCAGTGTCGTCGTGCGCATCACTCGTCCTTCCCCGGGGGGCCATATACGAACTTCACGGACAGATCAGGCAGCACGATTACCGAGGCGGCGAAGCCGTTCTTGCGCTGGTAGGCGATCAGCTTGCGCTCCAGCCACCCATTCGCCGAAGGCTTGTTGCGGTAACTGCGCAGCCTGCGCACGGCGCGGGCCGCCGCCACGACAGAGATGCCCAGCGACTTGGACACATCGACCGCCCGCATGCCCTGGTTGTGCACCATGTAATTGATCACGGCCATGCGAAGGAGAGACAGAGTGGATTTCAGTGCCATGAAGAACCCCTTTTCGGTTTACATAACCTTATAGTGCGCCCAGCCGGGGTGTCAATGGGGGGTTTTGGGGGTGGGGTGGTGTGTGGTCGGGGGGTTTAGAGGCGGAGGGGGTTGGGGTGGGGCGGCGGAGGGCGGGGTGGTTAGGATATCTAACGAAATGTGGCGAGGGGGCGAGGTGTGAGAGCACCACCTGACCGAGCCGGACCCCCCCGCCCCATGTCCATGCCCACCCGGGGTCAGCTGCCACTAGGCCCAGCTGGGCCTAGTCGGCCTAGTCGCTTAGCACGATAAGCACCAAAATAAGCCACTATGCACATAGTAGGAAGCCATCGCTTCCTAGCCGAACAACAACCCGGAGCTACTCAATGACCGGTATGCCATTCCGCGTGTTCGATACACCCGAGACCGCCGTCAGGCTGGCAAATGTCGATGGCCAACCCGATGCCCATGATGAAGCGCGCGCGCGCCAAGCGGCGTCAGATATTCTGCGGCGCAAGAACGTTGACGCGCGCAAGGCATACAAGTCCTTTCTGCTGTGGAAACAGAATAAATCGCGCGCCCACAGTGATGAGTGTCTCAATTTGGTTTACGCGTGGATTGACGCGGAAAACGCCGCCAGGTGGGCGTATAACGCGCGGCGGAACAGTCACAATCATGCTTACATCGAGTTAAGACCAGCTGCGCGCTATTACTGACGCGCCAGGCTAACAAGCGCCACACTCGAGTGTGGCGCTTGCTCACCACCACAACCACCACCAGGAGAGACACAATGACCACCACCATCGACACCGCCGTCCGCGTTCAGTCAATCACCGGCCAGCGCGGCAGCGACAAGGACGAAGCTCGCGCGATCCGCGCGGCGGAAGCCGTCCTGCGCCGTCATCGAGTTGGCGCTATCGAGGCCTATGAAGCGTATCTCGCGACGGTGGAAGCCGATATCGATTGCGACGACGCCAATTTTCCTCGGCTGGCGCGAGTGTGGCTGGAAGCGGAGAGCGCCGCCGAAATCGCGTATGTCAAAGGCTGGCATAACCCGGATGCGGCGTACATCGAGATCGCGCCGTACTGGTTGTGACGCGCCAGGCTGGCAAGCGCCGCGCTCGAGCGCGGCGCTTGCTCCGCGCCCAGTTCATAAGCACCGAAATACGCAAATATGCGCATAGCAGGAAGCCATCGCTTCCTGGCCAGGCAACCAAGAAAGGATAACTGATGCACAAGCACAACGCCAACAAGCTGGATACCGCCGTCGAAGTCGAATGGGACTTCGGCCAGATCGGCAATGCCAGCGACTTCGCCCGCGCGCGCAAGGCCGCGTCCGATATGCTGCGTTACTACCGAGTCAGCGCCCCTGCGGCCTATGCGGCATACAAGGAAGTTATGCGAGACAAGTCGCATCCCATGGAGGGCAAAGTAGGGTATGACGCGACGGCATGGATGCGCGCGAAGGGCGCCGCTAGCAGCGCATACACCGCGCGGTTCGGAGATCCGTTCGCCGGGTACATCAAGATTAAGCCGGCCACGGGCCAGCACTGACGCGCCAGGCGGGCTGACGAATAACCCGCGCGCAAGCGCGGGTTATTTTTTCGGCGCCAGCCGGGCGGAGCAGGCCAGCAAGCGCCGGGTCTATCGCGCTAAATGCATATTTTGAGCATTTCATACAGACAAGCATTTATCATCATAGCCAGTGTTAGATTAAAAGGTATTTAGTTTCGCGGACGTTTCGCGACACATAGGACACTAGACCGCGAAAATCGCCAAAATTGGGCCAAAAATTACGTGGGGAAACACTGTTGTCCATATAATATCGCACAATCTGCATTCCGCAATAAGTTTCAATCTGGCGTCGAGTTAGCGCCCATATTTGTGCAACCATGGCTAGAATAAGTGTACTAAGTGTCGGATGTGTCTTTTGTAACGAATACCAAAGAAACCATATGTGCACGGGGTCTAACCCGTTGATATATATATGTGTCTTGATAAGGTACAGTTATTTATACTTAAGTGTGCTAAGTGTCGAAGAAGGTGCCTTTTCGTAACGCGAGGGACTGGCTTAGGTCATGGTCACCATGACCTAAGCCAGTCCCCTTTAAAACCGTTGCTATTTTCGAGATTTCGATAGACACATCCGTTTCCACTAACATTGCGCTACGCCGCAAAATATTTTTTGCGTTGCCCCTTGCACTACGATGAACCATATGATATATCTTCGCGTGCCCACCGACCAAGGAACCAAGCCATGACCACTCCCCGGCCCGCCCCCCTGAACGCCGCGCCCGGCGTGCTCGGCCAGTACCCCGCCGAGGCCTGGACGCTCGCCCGCCAGCTCGCCTCGCTCCAGCTTAGCGACGAATTGTTGCAGTATTGCGAGCGCATCACCAGGCCGCGCCCGCACAGTCTGTGGACCTATTGGCAGGATGACGATTCACTGCCTCACGGGGGCCGTCTCGTGCTGCCTGCCGGCGCCTCGCAGGCCATCCTGGTCTATGACCACGGCACCGGGCCGCAGTGCGTGAATATCGTCATCCTGGCCGGCGAGACCGACCAGCAGGCCGGCATCGCCTGGATCGCGGAGGCGAGCGCGTACACCGGCTATCCGCACCGCCTCATCTACGTTGGCCGGGGGGATGAGGCCGCTGCCGATGCGCGCGCCCGGGCGTTGTTCGCCGGCGCGTGAGTAACCCACAAACGAGAGAGAACCAATGACCAACCATGCCGATGCGCTGGACACTGCAATCTCAATCGCGTCAATCACTGGCCAAGCGGGCGACTATCTCGACGAAGCGCGCGCGAAGCGCGCAGCATCTGTCGTTCTGCAGCGCCACAATGTATCAGCAATTTCGGCTTACAAGGCATTTTTGATCGCGACGAAAGCCGGGCTGGACAGTGACGACACGAAGTTTCCGCACCGCGCGCGCGTTTGGTTGGAAGCGGAAAGCGCCGCCAGCGCCGCGTACGTCAGACATTGGGATGATCCTGACGGAACATATGTCGAAATTGTGCCTCGCTATTACTGACGCCACCACCACGGGAGAGACCGCATGACCAACGACACCGATACCGCCGATACCATCCTCGCCACGACAACCCATGCCGTCGCGTCAACGTGCATGAAGGCACGTCTTACCACGTCAGCCTTTGGCGTCCGTCAGCATGACAAGGCCCTGGGCAGCAACGTTGCGTTGCAGGCCGGCGCGGATGCGACCGCCGTTTCCGTTTCACTGAACAAACTGGCGGGGGCGGACGAAGCGCACAAGCTCATGGTCAGCCTCCAAGCCGCCGCGCGTGGCATCCTCTACGAGTACACGTCCCCTTGGGATGCGGCGTGGCGCCTGCTGCCGGCGACGTCCTTCGACGCCATGGCGCGTGCCATGGCGAGCGTTCAGACCGAGTTTCAATCCGCGTTGGAAGAGTTGCGCGCGGCGGCGCCCGATATCATCCGCCGCGCCTCCGCTGCGCTCGGGCCGCTCGCCGCGCGCGTGAAACTGCCGTCCCCCGAGGAGCTGGGCGAGGCGTATAGCCTGCGCGTGGACTACGCGCCGGTCGAGACCGCCTCGGCGGCGGGGTTCCCCGGCGTGCCGCGCGTTGTCGCGGAGCGCCTGGCCGAGTTGATGGAAGCGCGGGCCAAGGCACAGATTGCCGAGGCGCTGCGCGATACACGCGAGCGTCTTTCGCATTCGCTGCACACCATGGCGGCTCGCTTGGCTGAGTACGACGCGCGCGAGGACGCCAAGAACGCGGACCCTGACTATAAATCGCGCAAGGGGGTGTTTAGGGACTCGCTGGTGAGCAATCTGGAAGATAGCCTCGCACTGGCGTCATCCATGGTCGCTGCCATTCCCGGCGCCGACCCGCTGCTGGAAGAGGCCTGCGCGCGTACGCGGCGCCTGCTCGCCGATCTGCGCGCGGCAAGCGCCCGGCTGACCGTCGGCTCCGCCCCGGCGCCGTCCTTGGCGGCTGTGCTGCGCGAGGATGCCGTGGCGCGGCACGCGGCGCGCCGCGCCGCCGAGGATGCCGCCGCGTTGGGCGGAGACAGTGTTGCCGCGATCATGGAAGCGTTTACGGGGGTAGCGGCATGATCGCGAAGAACCGTGTCACCAAGGAAGCGTTCCTTGCGGCCTACGAAGCCCGCCTGCGCGGCTTGGTGGGCGCGCATGACGGGCACATTCCCGGCTTTCTCGCGCAAGTACGCGCGGCGATTTTCTCGCAGGCTAAGCGCGCGCCGTGGTCCCCCGTCACTGACACGGCGTACGCAGCGTGGCGCGATGCGGGCGGGACCGGGGAAATCTCGCTGGACCGCCTGCGGAGGCTGCCGGACGGCGCGCCGCCTGCTCATGCAACCCTGAATGTGGAGGACTGACCTATGTCGTTGTTTTCGCAAATTACCCTCTCGCCGGCGGAAGTTGAGGAATGGCTGCCTCGGCTGGCGCTTCTCAATTTGGAGGCGCGCGCGTCCGTCGAGATTGTCGGACCGCCCGGATGCGGCAAGTCAGAGATTGCCTTCAGCTTGGCGAAGGCAATGACAGAAAAGACGGGCAACCGATGGGCAATGGCCGTGGCGCACGCCGCGCGCTACACGCCAACCGACACGTTGGGCTTTATGATCCCTCGCCAGCGTGAGGGCGGAATGCTTGTGTCGTCTTTCACTGCCCCCCCTTGGGCGCATGTGCGTGAGGACGACACATGGGTGTTCGATCACGAGTACGGCGTGTTGGTGCTGGAAGAGTTTGGGCAGGCGGAGCCGGACACAAAGAAAGCGCTGGCGGAGTTGCTGCTGGAAGGCCGGCTTGGGCCACACTGCCTGCCGCGTGGCTGGTTTATCGTGGCCACGTCCAATCGGGCGCAGGATCGGTCCGGGGTGACGCGGGACCTTGATCACGTGCTGAATAGGATAACGCGGGTGCACATGCGACCGGACCCCGACGCTTGGGAGCAATGGGCGGTGCGCGCGGGGGTGCCGACCATCGTCATTTCTTTCGCGCTGCGCAACCCACAAATAGTGTTTGAGGGCGAAGTACCGAAGGAGCCGGGTCCTTGGGCGACGCCACGCTCGCTCGTACGCGCGGCGCGCAAGCTGGAGGCGTTCATGCCGCGCCTGGCGGACGGTGCGCTGGACGTCCGCGAAGGGCTTGACGGTGCCCTGTTCAATCTGATCGCGGGCGATATCGGCGAGGGCGCCGCGCACCAGCTGAACGCGCATATGAGGCTTGTGACGCAGCTTCCGTCGCTCGACGACGTGCTCGCCGCCCCCGGCGCCGTGGACGTGCCTAGCCGGCCCGATTTGCAAATGCTGCTGGTCTATGAAATGGCAGCGAAAGCGACCCCGGCCAACATGGATAAGCTGCTGACCTACATGCGCAGGCTGCCACGGGAGTTTGCGGTGGCGTTCGCGAAGGCAGCAGTGGGCTACTCGCCGAAGGTGCTGCTGACCACGTGCATGACGCAATTTGTTGCGGAAAACTCGGTGCTTATGGCAGCCATGGCGAGGAAATGACAAACATGTATAACGTAGTTTCTGGCGCGAAGCGTACGCATGATCGGCTGACTGCCTTGAAGGGTCGGCTTTTGGTGGAGCAAGCGTTCTTTAGCTACATGCTCTACTCTACCACGCGCTTGCGTGTAGTGAATGACGCTTCATTCACTCACGTTGCCGCAACGGACGGATACAATATCCTGCTGAACGAAGATACATTCTTCGCGATGCAGCCATCAGAACAGATATTCGTGCTGGCGCATGAGTTGCTGCACGTCGTATTCGATCACTGCGGGCAATCCAAGCGATACGCCGAGGCGGGCGGCATCGCGTATCAGGACGGAGTGACGCTGCCATTTGATAGACGCTTGGCGAACGTCGCGCAGGACGCGGTAATCAACAAGATACTGGACGATGCGCGCGTCGGGACCATGCCACGCGGCGGGGTGTTCTTTCCGTTCGTGTCAGCTGCTGACGGTTGGGTGGACGTGTACCGCACCCTGTTCAAGGATGAGAAAGCTGGCGGCGCCCCCCGGCTGGGCTTAGAACGGCCCTTCGACGAACATATGGACCCGGCGGACGTGCCGGACGATGGCGAAGAGGCGCCGCCGCGCCCCTCGCCGGCGCAATTGGCCGGTGCGGTGCGGGAAGCCATGGCGCGGGCGAAAGCCCATGGCACGCTGCCTGCTGCCTTGGAGCGGGCGCTAGGGGGCGCGGCGGCGCCCCCCGTGGACTGGCGGGAAGTACTCCGCGCCAGCGTCCAGCGCGTGCTCGGCACGGGGGCGTATTCATGGGAGAGGCCGGACCGGCGGATGCTGGCGCGGGGGGCGCGCGATTTAAGCCGGATGGTGGTTGCGCCTGGCCGGGCGGGGCGCAGGGTGGGCGGCATCGTGATTGCGGTCGATACGTCGGGGTCCGTGGCGCCCGCCGTGCTGGACGTGTTCGCGGCGGCAATGTCTGATATCTTGTCCCAAGCGCGCCCGGCATGGGCGGACATTTTGTGGTGCGATGCCGCCATAGGCGCGCATCATCACGTAACCGACCCGGACGGGTTGCGGGACGTGCTGGCGCAGCCGGTCCCGGGTGGGGGCGGGACGGACTTCCGCCCGGTGTTCGGGTGGGTCGAAGCGGCACACGCGCGCCCGGACGCGGTGGTGTATTTGACTGACTTGTACGGCACGTTTCCTGCGCATCAGCCGGACGGCGTGCAGACTATCTGGGCATCCATTTCGCGCAACGCCGCTCCGCCCTGGGGCGAGTTTGTGTTCCTGGATATGAACCAATAGCAGCAAGCCTGACTGTCGAAGGGGGGCAAGACAATGAGCCGCATTCCTGAATACATCTACAGCGCGCTCACTGGGCGCGCGCGCTCGGCGGGGCACGCATTGATGGCGGCGTACATGGACGACTTGCCGCTTACACCGAGAGAGTTAGACTTGTTGTTCATATCTGAGGAAGAGTACGAGATGGTCTCGAAGGTGTACGCCATGCGGCGGAGCCAGATATATTCTTTGGCTGAATTGCGTATATCCTGCGACGGTCTGGCTTCCAGGCCGGAGTGGGCCGGGCGCAAACTACAATTGGGTTGGGCCGGACCACGTAGCCGCATTGAATTAGCTCCACGTGACAAAATTGTATTCGTGTCGCCGAAGGACGTCCAATTGCGCCCCGGCGCAAACCCTGAGCATGTAGCCATACTGTCTGCTTATGTCGATCAAGCCTGCTTGTTGTTTGACCATTACACCGCCGTGTCTCGGTTCATTACCGGAGCCATGTCGATGCTTTCTTCGGGGTCGGCGCTTAAACTGGCGATGCCCAATGTGCTTGCCGCCGTAGGCGATAGTAAGCCCTTCAGCATGTATTTGCCCCGCTTCGACGCCGCGCGGGGGCGTTTGCCTGCCTGCTGGGTGAGGGATGGTTGGGCGGAAGCGGAGGAGTTTGCAGCGTCGTTCATCGCGAAGGGGATGCTTCTGGGGGATGAGGGCCGTTGCTTGGATTGGAGGTACATGCCGCGCGCATTTGTTTACGAAACGGCTTATGTGAAACTGCCATTCTTGCCGGACCCCGTTCCCTTGGAGACTATCCCATGACGCGAGGAGGCGCACCATGTCGGCTGTTGTAGATACCGCCGTGTCCTGGTACCATCGTTCCCTGGTAAAGGGCTACGCATCCGTTGTGGGGCTGCATGGTCCTGCGCTACGTGTATTCAAACACATGTGGCGCGAGCATCTCGCGGAGACCAGATGGCATCCCGTAGGCATAGACTATTTGCCCATTACTGGTAAGCCACGATACTGCTACGTGTATGTGCCATACCGCACGACTTTGGCTCCGCTTCGAACGTGGCTGAGTATGTTCAGTGAGAGTACGTGCGGCCCAGTACCGCACAGTTATAATTACGATATGGCTAAAGAGCGTGTCGTGCCGTTCCCCTTTGGCCGAGAAGGCCGCACCAGGTTCGTTATTCCTAGCGACCAGGTGGACGCGGTGGATAAGATCATAGCCGCATCCGGTTGGAGAAGCCTCATAACAAAAGAAAGGACGACAACATGCCAATCTACCCCGGCGTGACTGGCACCTATCCGCCCGAGGTATGGCGGCGGGCTGAGATGCTGGCAGACGGAGAGATCACTGATGAGCTACTCCGCCTCGCCGAGAGGCTGGTGCAGTACGAGCGCAAGCTGCAAGAGGCAGCGGCTCGGACGGAGGACAAGAAATGACCATGGCATGGCACTTCACCCGCGATAGGTTGCGCTCCGGCCACCTTATTCCGGAGCCGGGCTACGTGCTCCGTGACATTGCCCCGCTAAAGCCTGGGCTATCTGGATTGCACGCATCCTCGAACATCCTGGACGCGCTTGTATACGCGCCTGGGCCGCTCTTGCATCGTGTGCGGATGAGCGGAAAGACCGTCCACGACAGCGATAAGATGGTCGCGGAAGAACGCACCATTATCTGGTCCATCGACGCGACCAGCATTCTCTTGGCCTGCGCTCGGCACTGGGCGCTAGAAGTCGCACACCTTTGGGACGCGCCGCCGAAAGCTCTAGAGTATCTGAAAACCGGCAATGATAAATTGCGCCGTGATGCCAGATCCGCTGCACGCGCCGCCATTAGCGCGGCGCGTAAAAGCAAGGACGACGCAATGACTGTGGCACGGACTGCCGCCTACGCCGCGCTGAACGCTGCCGCTACGCCGCATCAGATCGAGCAGGATGCGATTACGATTGCTCTAGCATCAGCGGCGAACGCGGCATCGGCTATCGGTGAGAAGGCAGTTAGCGCCCTGCCAGCCAGCGTTAGTCAATTCGACATGGAACGGCCCGCAACATATGCTGCTGCTCGGGACGCCGCTCGCGCGCGTCAGGAACAGCACATTGTCGAAGCGGTTACACAGGTACACGAAAGGAGGTAAAGAATGATACTCGCCTGGCACTTTACTCGCGACATGACCCAAGTCGGCCCGCCGGTCCCGGTGCCGGGCCAGGTGATTAAGTATTATGAGCCTCTCGAATCGTTGCTATCAGTGCCATCTGCCTCGGATCGCATCATTGATGCACTGACCGCCGCCCCTGGTCATCTTCTCCACCGCGTACGCCTGGGCGGGAAAATCCTCCGACACGGAACCCGGTTGGTATCATCGGAATGGACCTTCCTCTGGTCCATCGACGCGAGGGAAATCCTTTTGGATTGCGCTCGCCGCTGGGCGCTCGACGTTCTCCATTTGTGGACTTTGCCGGCGATGGTGAAGGAGTATCTGGAGACTGGCCGGGAGGAATTGCGAGACGCCGCCATAGCCGCCTCGCTCTCTGTCAGTGCGGCTGCCTCCGCCGCTTGGTCTGCCGCCTTCATTGCTTACACAAAGGGCTACCATGATACATCATTCAAAGCGAGAGACGCCGACATTGTTGCGTCTAAGGCCGCAGAAGCCGCTGCCAAGGCAGCTATCCATTCTGCCAGGGTTGCCGCCATCGACGCTGGGCTTGATGCCGGATCACTCGATGACCCTGACGGGGCAAAAGCCTTTGCCGCCATCCGTGCAAAACAAAACGACTACATCACGGATTTGGTTATGAAAGCACATGAGGAGGCAAAAAATGTCTGATGATCTCAACACTGGCAGGCACTACCACGACGCCGGGCCGCTCACAAAGAATGTGCTGGCCATCCGCGAGCACGTGCGCCAGCGCGCCGAGACCGGCGCGCTGGCGGATGCGGAATGGCTTGCGCATCTTGCCGATGCACTTTCCAGTTTGGCGGAGCGGGTCGAGGCGTTGGAGAACGCGCAGGCCTCCGCCGCTGCGCGGCGGGCGTGGAACGGACGGATTACTGTTATTGACGGGGGAGCAAGATAATGTCGCGTACCTGGTTAACTTGTTATATCGTGGTCACTTCTGCGCTATGGTTCGCCGTGGGAGCATTCGTCGGCGCATCGTTGCGCGATATGGCCGCGCATACGACCGGCTCCGGTTTGAGCCTTGGCGCGATGCTTGGAGGCGGACAATGATACAAGCGGAACAAAATAAGCTCGACACAAGGGTCGCCGCCGGCGCGACAGAATGCCAGCATGGCAACGCTGAACGTGAAGCAGAAGCTGTTCTGTGCATCTGGTTAATTTGTTGTGTCGTGCTCATTTCTGCGCTCTCGTTTGCTACGGGAACATTGATTGGCGCGGCGCGGCATGAGGCGACCGCCCAGGCGGCGTGTTCTGGCCTGCGCCTCGGCGCGACGCTGGGAGGTGGGCAATGACACAAACGAAACAGAAGGTGTTAGACACAAGGGTTGTTATCGTCTCAACAGAAGGCCAGCCTGGCAACGCTAAACATGAAGCGCGCGCGGTACGTGCGGCAGAGGCTGTGTTGCGGCGGCACAAGGTCTCCGCGGTTGAAGCGTATAAGGCCTTCATGGCGGCGCTTGATGAGAGGATTGAGTTTAATGACGCCGCACCGCGCTTGGCCCGCATCTGGTTTGAAGCGACGTGCGCCGCCGACGCGGCCTATTCCAAGGGCTGGTGCGAAGATGACCACGAGACATTCGTCGTAATCGAGCCGGCGGAATCAATATGATGGAAGGAATGATCGGCAGTAGCTCGCTTGTGCCGAGACCGGGGGACGGCATGAACCGTGTTTATGTGGACTTCGAGACTTACTACGACCGGGACTATTCACTGACAAGGTTGACGCCGTGGGAATATGTCTGGGACCAGCGGTTTTCGCTCATAGGCGCTGGCGTTTGTGAAAGCGACACTGCGCCTCCGGTATGGATGGACCGGGATCACCTGTCAGAATGGGTGCGTGGCGTTGATTGGGCGAACACTGAATTGGTGTCGCACAATTTGGCGTTCGATGCCTGCGTCATGCTCGCGGCGTTTGATGTCGTTCCGGCGAAATATATGTGCACGCTTTCGTTGGCGCGGGCGTTTACACTCATGGAGGCCAAGTCCGCTTCGCTGGCTGCGACGGCGGAGCACCTGGGCATAGGCAGTAAGACCGGGCCTGTCCAACGGTTTCTTGGGATGGACTTGGACGCGCTGCGGGCGGCGCCGGAGATTTACGCGGCTATGCGCGAATACGCGATGCGGGACGTATGGCTGTGCCGAGAGATACATGCGCGGCTGCGGCCTAGGCTGCCGCAGAGTGAAGAGTATCTTATAGATCGCGTGGTGCGTATGGTGACGGAGCCTGCGCTGGTCCTGGACCGAGCCAAGCTGGAAGCGCACTTGGCCAATGAACAAGCGCGGAAGGCGCGGCTTTTGTCCGAGGCGGAAGCGTCCGCCAAGGACCTTACATCGTCCGCAAACTTCATGAAGGCACTTGTCGCGCGTGGTGTTGACGTGCAGATGAAGCCAAGCCCGCGAACACCGGGCAAGCTCATTCCTGCATTCGCCAAGACAGATGACTTCATGCGCCTGTTGTTGGATGGCGAGTATGGAGACCAGGTGCGCGCGCTGGCGATGGCGCGGCTTGGCGTGCGGTCCACCATCGAGGAGACAAGAGCGGCGAGACTTATCGCCATACACGACTGCACTGCGGAAGGCTATTGCCCCGTGCCCCTGCGCTATAGCGGCGCGCATACTCATAGATTGTCTGGTGACTGGGCGCTTAACTTGCAAAACCTGCCGCGCAAGGGTGAGTTGCGTGGGGCGTTACGGGCGCCGGACGGGCATGTCGTCGTGGCTGCCGACGCCGCGCAGATAGAGGCGCGCATCGTGGCGTGGCTCGCGGGAGAGACCAAGCTGGTGAACGGGTTCCGGCGGGGGGAGGATGTATATTCGATATTTGCGTCCGAGTTGTTTTCCAAGCCTGTATCCAAGACGGAAAACCCGCATCTGCGGCATATCGGCAAGGTGGCTATTCTGGGGCTTGGCTATGGCATGGGCGCGGAGCGGTTTGCTGCGGCGCTGCCGACCGTAGGTCATAACTTGGCGGCTGCTGTAGTGCGTTTTTATCGTAATGCGTATATTAGGATATATAACTTATGGCACACAGGCGGCAAGATGCTGCTGGCGATGGCGCGTGGAGACTTGAATTGCGCCATTGGGCCGTGTGTTGCTTTGCCAGGTGCCTTGACGCTGCCCAACGGGATGCAGTTGAGGTATCCTCGGCTGCGTCAGGACGCCACTACAATGTCGTGGTTCTATTCGTCCAGCCGGGGCGATGTTAGAATATATGGCCCCAAGGTGATCGAAAACATAACTCAAGCCTTGGCGCGCATAATTGTGCTTGACGTAGCCAAAAGGTTGTCGTACGAGTTTCCGCACATAGGGCTGGCCATGACCGTGCACGACTCCCTTGTGTATGTATGCCGCGAGGACGTTGCGCCGGAGTTTTCTCGCCGCTTGGCGGAGGAAATGTGCGTGCCGCTCGATTGGTGCGAGGACTTGCCGCTGGCGTGCTCCATCGGCATCGGGCGTACTTTGTTGGAGGCGGAAGAAAATGCAGGATAACAGACTGGCAGTGTTGTTCTGGGTGACATATGCGCTTGTCGTGGTGAGCGCGCTTGCATACGCTGCCAGCGCCATAATGAGCGTGCCGTGGCAAGACATGATATCAGCGGCGTTGGGAGTTGTCATGTGAATAACTTTTCGTGGTCATATACGCGGCTGGCGGCGTTCGAGACTTGCCCCAGACGCTACTTTGAGACGTTTGTGGCGCGCACCGTGGCACAGCCCGATAGCGAACATATTCGAGTTGGTAACGTAGTTCATGCGGCCATAGCGCGCGCGTTGCAGGACGGCGCTACGCCGGCCAGCGGCGCGGAGGCTGTAGCAGTTAAGCGTGTGCAAATGGCACGCCTGACGCTGGCCAATATCGTCCAGGAAGAGTTGTGCGAAAGAAAGCTGGCGTTCACGCGCGACATGCGCGCTACGGAGTGGATGGCTGACGATGTGTGGCTGCGGGTCATTATAGACGCCGCTGTAATTGCTCCTCCCCTTGCCGTGGTGTGGGACTGGAAAACCGGCAAGGTGGACCCGAAGCCGGAGCAGTTGCTTATTTTCGCGCTGGCGGTGTTTGCTTCATATCCTGCTGTAGATAGGGTGGCTACGGAGTATGTTTGGCTTCTCCATAACGCCTCCACAAAGATGGTGTACACCAAGCCTAAGTTGTGGGCTGCGTGGCTCGACCTGATGCCGCGCGTGGCGAGGCTGGAAACAGCCCACGCCGAGAACAAGTTCATGGAGCGCCCTGGAAAACTATGCCGCCGCTGGTGCGCAGTAACCGCGTGTGTTCATAACGGGAAGTAGATATGGCTAGCGATATTTCTGCGCTGCTGCGCGCGCTTGAGCGAGAGGGATGGCGAGCAACGCCGCTGCGCAGAGGGCACACGAAACTGGTCCATCCGAAGGCGGCGCGCGTGGTTTTCGCGTCAACCACTCCCTCGGACACACGGGCGCTATACAACATTCTCGCAGACTGCCGGCGCGCACTGAAAGAGGGTCCTCGTGACTAGAACCCCAGAAGGCCGGGTAAAGGCGCGCATAAGCAAGCTGCTAGCCGACTATGGTAATGTCGCATATGTCATGCCCATTGGATCGGCGTATGGCATCCCTGCGTTGGATTATATCGGCGCCGTCAATGGCCATGCGTTTGTGGTGGAGGCCAAGGCGCCAGGCGGTAAGGTCACGGCGCGTCAGGCCATGACTTTGGATAGGTGGGCAGCGGCTGGGGCTACGTGTTTTGTCGTGCAGGACGACGCGGGGATCAGTGCGCTTCGGGCGTGGTTGGTGGAACGGGGGGCGGCATGACTTCGGTAATGGTGGCGCCCCGGTCGCGGGCGCTGGTGTTTCCCTCGACCCTTGCAGGGTGTCTGCCGTTGTTGGCCGCAACGCCTATACAATACGACGGACAAAGCTGGTTGGCGGCGCCGCACACCAGTGAGACTGTTCGCCTCCTGCGTAATCTGGGCGTATCCGCTCCTGCACCCGTGCTGCACTATTATGATTGGTCGGGCGGTACTCCGTTCGAAGTTCAGCGCCGCACCGTCGCGGTCTTGACCACAAACAAACGCGCGTATGTGCTGAACGGCCTAGGCACTGGCAAGACCAAGGCGGCGATATGGGCGTTCGATTGGCTTCGCCAAGCCGGAGAAGCCAAGCGTATGCTTGTGGTAGCGCCTCTATCCACGCTTAATTTCACATGGGCCAAGGAGGTTTTCGCCACTACCCCGCATCTACGCTGCCATGTGCTGCACGGGTCTGTTGCGCGCAGGCGGGAGTTGCTTGAGCAGGAAGCCGATATTTACGTAATTAACTATGATGGCGCCAGGGTGTTGGCGCCGGAGTTGCTGGCGCGCAAGGATATAGATGTTGTCGTGCTGGATGAGTTGGCGCTGCTGCGCAACGCGCGAGCCGCCAGGACCCGCGTCATGGCCCAGCTGGTGGCCAGGCGTGAGTGGGTGTGGGGCATGACCGGCTCGCCTACGCCGCAGGCGCCGACGGACGCATGGGCGCAAGCGAGGCTGCTTACTCCCGACCGGGTGCCGAAGTATTTCAAGACGTTTCGTGACATGACGATGGTGCAGGTGTCGCAGTTTAAATGGGCGCCGAGGCGAGACGCTATGGCTATTGTCGCGGATGCGCTGCAACCTGCTACGCGGTTCTCGCTCAGCGATGTTATGGAGTTGCCGCAGGTAGTTACGCAGCATCGCGAGGTCCCGCCGTCGCTACTGCAACGCCAAGTGTACGACGCAATGATGAAGCACTTTGTAGTGCAAGTAAAAAACGGCTCCATAGTGGCGGTTAACTCCGCCGTGCAGTTCGGGAAACTGCTGCAAATTGCGTTGGGCTGGGCGTATGATCGGGTCGGGGCGCCTGTGTTTCTGGAAGCAGAGCAGCGGATGGAGGCCATCGAGCAGGCGGTGCTTGAGGCGGAAGGCAAGGCCATTGTGTTCGTGACGTACAAGCACGCCATGTCGGCCATTGCAGACCGGCTGCGCGCTACATTGGGCGGCGATGTAGGTGTGATAAACGGAGACACGCCGCCGCGTGAACGCGCAGAGACTTTTAGGATGTTTCAGTTCACCGACACGCCACGGGTGCTCGTGGCGGCGCCGCAAGCCATGAGCCACGGAGTTACTCTCACGGCGGCTAATGTAGTCATATGGGCTGGGCCGCCTACGTCCTTGGAAGTATTCGAGCAAGCCAATGCGCGCATATCGCGCGTAGGACAAACCAGGAAGCAGTTGGTGATTACGCTCAGTAGCTTTCCGGCGGAGAAGTTGACATACGCCAGGCTACATGCGCGCGCTGGGCTTCAGACTTTGCTGCTAGATATGGTCAGGGAGATGACTAATGATGTCTAGATATAGTATCTAACATATAAGTTGACCGCCACGACGCTGCGTGCTATCGTCGCGGCTTCCACCACGGAGGGCACCATGGACATAAATGCCAGAATAGCGCAGTTCGTCGCTATTCGTGACGCCATCGCCAAGCGTAATGAAGCGTTCAAGCAGGAGATGGCGCCTTACCACGACGCCTTGCAGAAACTCAACGCGCTGCTGCTGGATCATATGAACGCCATGAATGTGTCGCAGCTGAAATCAGAAGCGGGCACGGCGTATGTATCCACCATGTCGTCGGTGTCGGTAACAGACAAGCAGGCGTTTCGCGAGTACATCGAGACCACCGGCAATTGGAACGTAGCTGACTTGCGCGCCAGCAAGACTGCGTGCGAAGCTATGCTAGTTACCGACGAGGGGCTTCCGCCGGGAGTGTCTTACAGCGCGCGGAAAGTAGTGAACGTACGCCGCGCTACTCTCTCGGCTTTTCCAACACTTGAAGGAGATAACTGATATGGCTCAACTTCCCGCTATCCCCAATCTGGGCGCTCCGCCGGCGGTGTTTGCGTCGGCACCAGCGTCTGACGAATGGTCAGCCGGGGTCCAGGGCGGCTTCCCAGTGCTCAGCGTGCGCGGCAAGGTGTTCCGCATGAAGCACGACGGCGAAGAGCGGCCTATCCTGCGGCCAGGCACTGCGGACGCCGCGTCGTCCATCGACGTTATCCTGGTGCAGGCAAACCGCGCCGTGAGCAAGGTGTATTACAAGGATAAGTTCGTCGAGGGAGAAGGCGAGTCCCCTACTTGTGCGTCGTCGAACGGCGTTACGCCGGACGCTGGGGTGCCGGAGCCGCAGTCGCGTACCTGCGCGGCGTGCCCCCATGCCGTGTGGGGGAGCGCCCACACCGATTCCGGCAAGGCGGCAAAGGCGTGCTCCGACACGCGCCGTGTCGCGGTGTTGCCGCTTGGCGATCTCGACCATGCAGTTATCCTCTTGCGGGTCCCTCCGACCAGCTTGGCAAACCTGAAAGCATACAGTTCGCTGTTGTCCACCGTCGGGCATCAGCCGCATACTGTGGTTACGCGGCTGGGGTTTGACATCAATGTCGCGTTTCCAAAGCTGACCTTCACGCCGGTGCGGGCGTTGACCGACGAAGAGGCGCAAGAAGTCGCTGCGCTTCGCGGCAGCGAGGAAGTGCTCACGGTCCTCAGCGCCCCTGTGCCGAGCGACGGCGAGGTCCCTGTGTCCGCCTCCGCGCCGGCGCCGGCGCCCGCTCCTGCGCCCGCGCCTACTATCGCACCTGCGCCCGCGCCTACTATCGCGCCCGCTCCTGCCACGGCCACACTAGGCCGTCCGACGCGCAGGAAGGCGGCTGCTCCGGCGGCTGCTCCGGCGGCTGCTCCGGCGGCTGCTCCGGCCAGGTCGCCGAGTGCGCCAGCGCAGGCGCAAGAGCCTGTTACCGCTCCTACTGATCTGGATAACCTCCTGTCCCAGTTGGGGTTCGGCCAGCCCGAATGACAAACTCCGCCGCCCCGCCGGAGCGGGGCGGCGCCCAGCGGGGGCGGCTATGGACGAAGCGGAACAGATAACTGTATTCGCGCAGACGGTGCTTCCGTTTGCGCCCGACGGCTGGGTGCAGATATGGCGCAAAGACGGCGCCTCGGACAGGGGCATGTGGCGCGATACGTCGCACCACAACATGCACTCGCTGGTCGCGCGGGTCCTGGAGCTTAACAAGAGCGCCGGGGCGCCCAGGTGCACTTATGTCTCAATGGCGCGTATGGCCTCGGAGCGGCGGCGCCTGGCCGAGCAGGCGCTCGCGCTGCGGGCGTTGTGGCTGGACTGCGACATCAAGCCAGACGGGTTCGCGTCGTTTGAGGCCATAGCCGCCGCGCTGCGCAGTCTGACAGGTGCTGGCTGGCCCGTGCCGTCGCTGCTCATGCGCAGCGGGGGCGGGGTACAAGTATTCTGGGGCCTGCGCGACGAGCTTTCCGTCGAGGAGTGGCGACCGCTGGCGGACGGGCTAAAGCGAATGTGCCAGGCGCTCAATCTGGCGTGTGACCACAACGTCACCGCCGACGCGGCGCGTGTCATGCGGATGCCCGCGACGTGGAACACGAAATACTCTCCGCCGCGCCGCACCGAGTTGCTTACCGGGACGACAACGCCGCCGTTGTACGGCCCGCAGGACTTTTTGCATCACATATCCAAGTTGCAGCCCGCCCCGGTCGCGCTCAAGCCGCTCAGCCAGTTGGCCCCTTACGCGGCTAAAGTCGAGCCTGACCCGGACTATATGACTTCTCCGGCGCGTGAGCCGGTCTCCGCCCCAGCACTGTTCAAAGCGTGCCGGCTGTTCGCGCAGGCGCTCACGGCGGGGGTGTGGCCCGGCTCGGGGTGGTACATGCCGGCGCGTAATTTGGCAGCGGCGCTGGGCGAGCGTGGGCGCGCCATTTATCATAGGATGAGCCATAATTGGGAGGACCTCGCGACCGGCAAGAAGTATTCCGTAGCGGACACGGATGCCAAGTACGACGCGGCGTTGCGGCTAGTCGCCACTGACCCTGACCGCGCGCCCATTTCCTGCTACGCGCTCAGCGAAGATAAGCCGGACGCCTGCGCTGGGTGCGCTTACGCCGACCGCCGCGCGCCGGATAGTTCATTCAACAACCTGATGGCCGCTCGGGACTACGCCAGAGAAGAGGCTGCGCGTGAGTTGGCGCGCCCAGTGCCCGTCGCGGAAGGCTGGGTGAGCCATGCGCTGCCGCTCGGCTACTATGTGGACCCGCAGACCAAGACGACAAAGATAGACAAACAGGGCGAGAAAACTACCCGCCAGGTTACTGTGCTGAACGGGGTTATCGTTGGCGCGGAGCTTCGATCCACACCGAGCGTAAACGCAGCGGGCATGCCGTCATCATCGTCTGTGTTGCACTGCGACATAATGACCGGCGATCAGATAGTGCGTGGGCTGGGCTTACCGCTCGCGGAGTTGAGTGGGATTAAGTTGTGGAACGAGCTAGCCCGCGTGGGAGCGCCTATCGAGACGAAAGACCGCGCAGAAACAGAGAAGTTTATCATGGCGTTCGTGCGACAATTGCAGGCCGCGAGAAGCGCGGGCACGGCAGCGCGTGAAGGCACCTACGCGCTCGGATGGACGGAGACTGGCGGGTTTACGTACGACGGGGTTGTTTACGAAGAAGGCTCAGCGCCACGGGTTGGCCTGCACTTGCCGCCCGACCAGAGGGGGCTGATCGGGTCGGCTGGCACTTTGGAAACGTGGTGTGCTGGCGTTCAGCCATTTCTTGAGTTCCGTGACCCTGCTTTGTGGTCGCTGTTCCTGGCGGGGTTTGGCGGCCCGCTCGTGCCGCTGCTTACTGGGCCAGTTCGCGGGGCTACTTTGTGCGTGTACGGGGAGGGCGGCAGCGGTAAATCCACGGCAGCGGCTTGGGGGGCCAGCATCTACGGCGATCCGAAAGCCCTGATCCTGTCTGGAGACTGGAGTCCGGCGGGGGCTACGCGGCGAGCGGCCACGTTGCGGCACATACCCTGCTATGTGGACGACATAGGCAAGCGGCGCGGGAAGTCCGCGCAGCAGGGCATGGCGGACGGGCTGGGCAACATGATCAAGTCCGTGAGCGAAGGGCAGATAGGGCTTAAATTGCGCAGGGACGGCACGGAGCGCGGCAACGCGCATTTTTCCGGCATTTTGCCGATAGCCCTCAACCAACCTTTGTCCGAGTTGATATCCATCAGTGCGATGGACGAGTTGACCGCCACCATCATGGACAGAGTAGTGGACTTGCGCACCCACACCAGCGGAAAATACGCTGGCACGCCGGACACTGCGTTGTACGGAAGCAACTATGGTGTTGCCGGTAGGCCATACATACGGCACGTAGCGGAGAACCGTAGCCGCTATGCTCATATGATAAACCACACGCGCGATGTCCTGTTGGCCGCCAACGGCAATAACACGCAAGATAGGTTTATAGCCTCTCTGTTCGCGGCGCTCATTGTCGGCGGGTTGGCGGCTAAGGCCAGCGTCTTACCGAGCCTGGACATGGAGTGGTACACGCGCCAAGTTCCTCAACTATGGCGCGGCGCGATGAGCGTTCGCGCTATGCTGGCGCCAATGCGCAATAACCAACTCGGCGCAGAAGCGATATTGTCCGAGCTTATCGCTTTGGCGACTAAAGACAATACGTTTGCTGTAATAATGTCCACTGCGCTCAGCCCGCAGGGCAATCCGGGCACGTGCCATATGCCTGCCATTTACTCTCAGGTGCGCTCGCTCACCATAGAGCATCGCGTGTTCGGCACGGGCCAGCACTCCATCGTGGTCATATCGCTCGATGGGCTGCGCAGGATGGCCCCCGCTCTGGGCATGGGAGCGACTGAAGTAGTGGAAGTCCTGAAGCGCAATTTCGGCGCTACGCAGACCAAGCGCCGGCTGGGCGCTGGGACGGCCATTGGGGCGGGGCTAGGGCGTCGAGACGTGCTAGTAATAGATTGCGCGCACCCCGCCATGGCGTGGTATAAGGCGACGCTACAGGATGTTGCGCAAGACGGAGCAACTGCTGACCAAGTTTAACCTGGAGGGACGCTATGCAGGGCTATCGCACTTATGCTGTTGCGGTTGCGTGGATCATTGCGTGGGCAATAGCGAAGTTTGGACTCGCCGTGGATAAAGAGCTACTTGCCGACGCTGTAGTTGCGGTTGCAGCCACGATGA